ATCGCAGGCTCCGCTGGGGCGCCTTGGTCGACCCAGGCTCTCAATCCTACGTGGTCGCAGGCCGGGGCTGTCAGGCCCGCAGTGTCGACCGGCGCGAACGCGCCTCCGACGCTTACCGATCCCGCATAACAGGAGTTCGCTTTGTCAGACTTCATCGCGCAAGTGCGCTTCCGGAGGACGTATCAGCACTGGATCAGGGGGGACGTCGCGTGCTTCCCCCTCGCGATGGCGAACGACCTCGTCGCGCGCCAAGTCGCCGATGGGCTGCCGCCGCCTCCGGGGACGGTGCCCGCGGAAGGGGCCGCTCCCGCGAAGCGCGTCCCCGAGTCAGTGGTCAAAAAGTGAGCTACTCCGGCCATTGGGTCGTTCTGGCTGAACCGGCGAGCGAACCGGTTACTGTCGACCTCGCTCGTCGGCACTGCCGAATAGATGCCGACTACGACGACGACCTCGTCGCGTTCTACATCGCGAGCGCCCGGAGCTCGTGCGAGCAGTGGCTTGGTCGGGCGTTCTTCACGCAAAAGCGGCGGTACTCGATCACTTGGGCACCGCCGCCGACCGCGACGCCGCTCGTTCCGCAATCCCTCGTCGTGTTCCCGCTGAACTGGCCGCCGCTGGTGAAGCGTCCGATCGAGGTCCCCTTCGCGCCACTGCAAAGCGTCGACACGATTACCTGGGGACCGGTCGGGAACATGACCACCGCGGACCCGGAGGATTACGACGTCAACGCCGCCGTCGAGCCGGGGTATGTCTCGGTGAAGCCGCAGCTCCTGCCGCGCATCCCGCAACAGTCCATGGTGATCGACTATACCGCCGGCTATGACGACGCCGATCCCGCCAAGGTGCCTGCGCCGCTCCGTCACGCGATCCTGTTGACCGTCGCTTACCATTACGAGAACCGCGGAGACGTCGAGAACGAAATTCCCAAGGCCGCGAAGGCGCTGATGTGGCCCTATCGGTTATGGACGTTTGCCGGATAACCCTTCCGGCGCTCTCGCGTCGCTCTCAGGCATCGGATCGCTGCGCTGGATGGTGACGCTGTACCGCCGCGACCAGACGCCCGCGGAGGACCTCGCCACGGAGGAGACGCTCGTCCGCCTCGCGCGCGTGCACGCCGACGTCCAGTCGTCCTACCTCTCGACGATCGTGCAGACGACACAGATCGACGGGCCAGTGACGCATATCATCAACATTCGCTGGCGCGACTATCCGGAGAACATTCAAGTCGTGACCCGCGTCACCGAACGCGCGCCAGACGGAACGCTCCGCGGCGAGATATTCCGCGTCCGGAGGACGAAGGAAGTCGGAGGACGCAAGCGCTACCTGCAGATGGAATGCGAACTCGAACATTCGCGGACCGTCGTCGACGATAGCGATTCAACAATGCACCTCCTCGTCGAGCCCTACGAGGCAACGCGCTGGGATGAGGGGACGACGGAGTGGGACGACGGCTCGACCGTCTGGCAGGAAGGAAGCGCGCCTCCCGCGAAGTGGGACGTCTCTCCCGCGACGCTATCGCCGACGACATGGGACGATGATCAAACAACCTGGGAAGGCGCACCATGACGAGCGCAGTCGACGTTACCGTCCCCTCGGGGCCGCGCGCTTTCACTTCGGATGTGCGCGGGAACTTCCTGATCATTCGCGACGAACTGACCGCGTTGCAAGACGTCCTGGGGCCACGCGAAGCCAGCAGCTATGATAATTATTCGCTGTGGGTGAACGAGAACGTCGAGCTCGATGTCGGCGTGACCGGCGACGAAAATTGCAGCGCGTGGTTGTTCACCGATGACAACGACGGAACGATAGGCAGCGGCAGCACCGGTCAAGCAGGGGTCGGCACAGGTCAAAGCACAGGCGGAGCGGGCATCTCCGGGGGGCTTTGGATCTGGACTGGCGACGCGATCGTCGCCTCCGGTCAGCTTGGCATCGGAACAGGAAACGTCGCTGGCCCGGCCGGGCAGACCAGCGGCAACATCGCCATACTGAGCGGAAACGCCGTCACGCGATCAGGTGACATCCGGATCGGCATCGGCCAAGCGGCGGCGTTCGGCGACATCTTGCTGGAAGGTTACAAAACCGCGGACCCGCATGTGCCGGGAGCGGTTTGGTGCGATCCCGCCGCCGGCCGCGTTCTCAAGGTGAGCGCAGGATGACCAGCGCGATTGATCCGACCAAGCCGCCAGCGGGTTACGCTTACACCGCGGACGTCCGCGCAAACTTCGCCGCCGCGAAGTCGGAGATCGAGGGACTTCAATCCGATCTCGCGGCCATGACCTACGCGATCTCGTTTCCGTTCGTCATGCGACCGCAGGGATCAATCGCGGTCGCTGTGCCGTGGCCGTTGACGATCCCCGCGTCGCTGGCAGGCACCGTCGCCTCTTGCGTCACCAATCCGACCGCGTCCGCGACTTTCACCGTCAACCGCGTTCGCAGCGGCGCGACAACCGCGCTCGGGACCGTCGCGATCGCCACGAATGGAACGGCGCTGCTGAGCGGATCAGGAGGAGACCTCGTCGCAGGCGATCTCTTGCAGGTCGTCGCGCCAGCAGTGACCGACACGACGTTGCGCGATCTAAGCATCACCGTCGCCGCAACCTGGGCAGGATAACCGCCATGTCGTTGCTATGGGTTCTCGTGATCGTCCTGATCGTCGTAGCGATCGCCGGTCTGCCACACTGGGGCTGGGGACCGTCCTACGGTTACGGCTACTATCCGTCCGGAGGGATCGGACTGCTCGTGCTTGTTCTGATCATCCTGTTGCTGCTCGGCAGGATATGAGCGACCTCAAACTGACCGTGACATCCTGGGGCGAGGTGCTGCTCGACAAGCGCGAGATGACGAAGCTCATGCGCGCCGCGGGCAATGACGTGAAGAACAAAACCGCGAAGCTGATCAACGCGGGTCAGGGCGGCGGACGCGTCACACATTATCACGGCAAATCCGGAAGCTATCGCGCCTCGAAGCCAGGAGACCCGCCCGTCCGCGCCTCCGGAGCGCTCCGCGCGTCGCTGCGGGTCTATCCGTTCAAGTCCGGAGAGGGCTTCGCCGTCCGCGCCCGCCAGTTCTACGCCTTGTTCCTCGAAGGGGGCGCCAGGGGCGGCGGGAACCCGTTCGGAGGACGCCCCGCTGCATCAGCCGCATGGCGAGCGAACGCCCGCCGTAAGCGGGCCAGGGGGCATTACACGACCCGCGTTCTGGAGCCGCGTCCGTTCCTCGATCGCGTCATGGCGCAGGAGGCACCGGAACTCGACCGCCGCGTGAAGCTCGCGCTCGAAAAGGCGCTCTCGTGGAAGGAAACGAAGCGATGAACGCGATCGTCCCCTTCTCGATCCTGGGGACCTTCATCGCCTCGCTCCGCAAGAACGCTCCGATCTTCGCCGGCCGCGTCGCGGGGGCTGCGGAGTTTTACAAAGGGCTCCGCGACTACAACGAGAACATGCTCCTTCCCGCCGCTTACGTCCTCCCGCTCGGCCAGGACGCGGAGCGCAACACGATCCAGGCAGGCGGCTTCTGGCAGCTCGTCCACAAAGGCATCGGCATTGCCGTCGAGCTTAATGCGCAGCGCGACCGCCGCGGCCAGGACCCGACGATGTCGTTCGAGACGATCGAGGCGCAGATCATGCGCTCCTGCCTGAACATGTACCTGGGCGAGTGCCGGATGAATCAGGGCTCCTACTTCACCGGAGCGCGTTACCTCGACCTCGATCGCGCGCGCCTCTGGTATCAATGGGAGTTCGCCCTCGATTGGCAAATCTACGATAGCGACGGCGTGCAGCCGGACGAGGAGCCGCCGCTCCTAAGCCTGGAAGTCGATTACTGGCCGACGCCTGTGGAAACTGGTGAGGAGCCGGCGATCGTCCAGCAGATTATCGGGGACGGTCCCCCGACAGACGGACCATGGCCAGGGCCTGACACGGAGGAAAGCAATGCTGGTTAAGCCCGCCGCGGGCCGCTCGGTCCGCGATCCGATCTCATACGTCCTGCTCACCGACGAAGGTCGCGAAGTTCCGGACGATGATCCGTTCTGGAACCGCCGCATCCTCGATGGCGACGTGACCGTCGAGGAAGCGCCTCCGGAGGAGGGTCGGCAGGAAGGCGAACGCGAACGCAGGGAACGGGAGGAATAAGCGATGGGCATCGACTTCAGTTATTACCCGACGAGCAACCGGGTTCCCGGTGTCTTCGTCGAGATCGACCCGTCGCACGCGAACTCGGCGACGTTCCTCGAAAACTCGCTCATAATGGGACAGATCACCGCGACCGGAACCGCGACGGTGAACGTCCCCGTCCTCGTCGAGAGCAAGGCGCAGATCAGGACGCTATGTGGCGCCGGCTCGATGCTCGAACAGATGGCAAGCCGCTACGTCGACCGCGATCCGTTCGG